GGAGTTATTTCAACCATAACTCCTATTGAGTATTTGATACTTTAAAGAATTAGATTACTATTTACTTTTCAATTTTAGGTGATATAATACCTATATAGCTTCAGGACTATCTCCCTACTTTATTGGTATAGAGTATTGGGTCACTACCTGTTTGTCTCTTTGACAAGAAGATCCCCAGCTTGGGATTGGAAGTTATAGACTCGAGTATGTGGATTAAACAGTATTTAAGAAAAATAGATTATTAAGAAAAACAGAATTACCATCAGAAAATAATAACTATGGTATGGAGTTAAAAAAGAGGTAGTATGGCAGAAAAAACAGCCAGAAAGAACATAGGTAAACCTTTTGAGAAAGATGACCCACGAATAAACAGAGATGGCAGACCCAAAGGAGCTGGTATTTCTATTACCACTGCTATTAAGAGGGAATTAGAAAAGAAACCAGCTGAAAGTGATAAGGCTACTTACCTAGACTTACTTGTTACAAGAATAATGAAGAAAGCTATTCAAGAAGGCGACCAGATAATGATTAAACAGATATGGAACTATGTAGATGGTATGCCAAGGCAAGATGTAGACTTATCAACGTTAGGTAAACCAATAATTCTGCCTTCTCAAATAATAAACAAGTATGGGTTACCAACTGACACCAGCACAGATACAGATAGCAGAGAGTAAGAAGAGATTTAGGGTCGTTAATTGTGGGCGTAGATTCGGTAAGACAACACTAGCTGTGCTAGAAATGGTAGGGAAAGCATTAAGTGGAAATGATATGCTTATTGCCTACATTGCTCCAACTTACCAACAAGCCAGAGATATTGCTTGGCAAATGCTAAAAAAAGTATGTCTACCAATTTCAGTAAAAGTAAACGAAAGCAGACTAGAAATAGAAGTTAAAACAATTCATAGTGGAACATCCACAATTACACTTAGAGGTTGGGAGAACATTGATACACTTCGTGGGCAGGCTTGTGATTTTATTGTAATTGACGAAGTAGCTTCAATGCGTAATTTCCTGATTAACTATGAAGAAATAGTCAGACCAACATTAACAGACAGAAAAGGTTCTGTTCTTTTTATTTCTACACCTAAAGGATTTAATCACTGGTATGATTTATATAATAAACAAGATGTGGACTATGAAAGTTTTACTTTTACAAGCTACGATAACCCATATCTTGATAAAGCAGAATTAGACAAAGCCAGAAAAGAAATACCAGAGTACAGATTTGCACAAGAATACTTGGCAGACTTCAAGAAAATAGAAGGGTTGGTTTATAATCTATCTAATTTGCATATAATTAAAGAAAGAGAACTTAAAAATGAGATAACTATTGGTGGAATTGACTGGGGGTGGACAAATCCAGCAGCAATAATAATAGTGAGATACACTGATGGTTGTTTTTATATCGTTGACGAGTGGTATCAGACAGGAAAAACAACTAACCAAATAATAGAACAAGCTAAACTCATGCAAGAGAAATGGCATGTCAATAGATGGTATGCGGATAGTGCCAACCCAGAAAAGATTGCAGAAGCAAACACTGGCACTGGATTATATGTTATTGGGTTTGAAAAACTTAAAGACAGTATTTCAAACGGTATTTCTTATATTAACCAGTTATTATTGGAGAACAGACTTTTGGTGTATAATACCTGTGTGGAGACAATTTCAGAGTTCAACTCCTACAAATATGACGATTTAAAACCAAAGGAAATACCCATACCAGAGAATGACCATCTAATGGACTGCCTCCGCTATGCGGTATATGGATACAAGCCAGTAATACGCTATCCAAAACTACCACAGACTTCTTTAGAAAGATTGCTTAATAACCCAACTATGCAAAAGAATAATAGTACAAACTATGAATAACCATTTCAGTTTGGTGGCTCAACTTCAAAAAGAGCTAGATGAATTTAATAAACCGATAGAGATTGCCTCCATAAATGTAGGTGACAACATTAGGGATTTAAGAAAGAAAGGAGGAACATTGGATTTCTCACAAAAAGAAATCCTCGAAACAATAGAGTTTTACTCTAATTCAAAGTTTTTAACTGGCCCATTAGACGCAGAAGGTCAGAGAAAGGTGTTTTTAAACATTTGTAATTTTAGAGCAGATGTTGCTTCAAAACAGATAGATTTAGATGTTAAAGACTTTGTATTTATACCAGAAGATACATCGTCTGTATGGGGTGCTTTTTTTCTAAATTCAAGGTTTAAACAATGGGCAAAGAAAGAGCATTGGGGTGAAACAATCAACGCAATCGTGTCAGACTACCCAAAGTATGGTACTGCTGTGCTAAAGAAAGTAGGCGACAAGATAGAACGCATACCAATTAGAAGTTTGGTGAATCCACAAGATGCTAAAAGCCTAAGAGAATGTGAATATGTGATACAAGTACACGAAAAGATGAGCAAGGCAGATATAGAAGAAAATGAAGGTTGGGACAAAGTGGACTTGGAGTTTGGCGAAACTGCCACTGTTTATGAAAGATATGGTTCAGTTCCATTAGACTGGTACAAGGATTATAAAGGTGAAAAAGTACAAGATGAAGACGACGACAAAGTTGTAGAAACAATGTCAATTATCTGCTTAGTAGAGAAAGAAGAAGTTGGGGGTAAGAAAAGATATGAGGAAAACATATTATTCTGTGAGAAAAGTACAAAGAAAGACAGACCATACGAAGAAGCACACTGGAAAAAACAAGATGGAAGATGGCTTGGTATAGGAGAAATAGAAAACCAATTTGAAAACCAAGTGTTTAGAAACATGGTGGCTAATATGCGAAAGCGTGGGCTAATGTGGGCTTCTAAAAAGATATTCCAAAGCACAGACAGTGAAGTAGCTAAGAACCTAATTAAACAAGTAAAAGATGGAGATGTAATGCAGATTATGCCTAATGGAAATATCACACAGGTGAATGTAGCTTCCCAGTCTCTAGCAGAGTTCCAACAGGCAGAGAATGCATGGGAAGAAAACAGCAACCAGAAGTCATTTACATTTGAAGCTGTGACAGGTGATACTTTGCCCAGTGGAACACCTTTCAGACTTGGAGTGCTAATGTCAAACGCTGCAAATACTCACTTTGCACTTAAGAGAGAAAACCTTGGATTATTCTTCTCAAGAGTAGTGGACAATCTGTTATTTCCTATATTTAAAAAGCAAAACAAAAGAGAACATACATTAGCATATTATGGTAGTGAAGAAGGGCTAGAGATACTAAAGAAAGCTCTTACAGAGATGTATATAAACAAAGAAATTAAAAGACAATTACTTAGTGGGGAAATACCACATACAGAACTTATAAAAGCAGAGATAGAAATAGACATAGAAAAACGCAGAGAACTATTTGTAAAGATTCCAGAGAAAACTTATGACGATTTGAAAGTCAGTACAACTCTGGTAATTACAGGAGAAAATGTAAATGTAGAAAAGAAAATGGAAACATTAACAAATCTGTATAATATAATGGTACAATCAGGACAGATGGAGAAATCAAATATAGTTTTAAAGAGAATACTTGCCTTGTCGGGTGAAAGTACTGAAGCATTAGACACAATGGAGCAACCACAACAGGCTCCACAGCCACAGCCACAGCCACAGGGACAGCCACAGGGACAAGCGATGATGGGCAAAGCTAAGGCACAGACAGAAGACCTAACAGCCATTGGACAGAACCAACTATGATAATAAGAAAAGAAACACAAGATAAAATAAACTTACTCGCCAAGAGTGGAGCAAAGAAAACAATTATAGAAGTATTAGAGGATTTCAAAAACATAATAGCAGATGTTAGGACAGAAGTTCTGTATGGTGAAGATAAGAATGTTAGGCTTGGAGTGATAGAAGTTCTTGGTACAATACAAAACAAAATAGCTCAAAGAAAAGATGACCCACTTGAAAATAAAAGTGAGTGGGCATAAAATAATTATGGGAGTAAACCCACCAAATCACTTGGGGAATAAACCCTTTTAAATTACTAACAGGACTAAACCTATGCAAAATGACTTAGAGAACGAAGAAATTGAAGTCACCGAAACAGGCGACTTGGAGGAACTAGACTATGACCAACTATTGGAAGTAGCGAAGAAAGCCTCAAAAGATGTTTTGACTTTAAATGCCCAAAGAAAGGCACAAAAAGCAAAACTAGAGAAAAAGAACGAAATTAAATCAAAACAACCCATTGAGGAAACTGATGATATTAAGGCGACAGTACAAGAGCTTAAATTAGAATCACAGAAAAGACAATTTGGTTATCTACACGGGCTTAGCCCGGAAGAAACCGACCATGTCTTTAGAATAAACCAGAACCCTACAAAAGAGTTGCTAGACGACCCTTTTATAAGAGGAGGCTTAGAAGCTGTGAAAGCTAAGAATAAAATTCAAAATGCTACGCCATCATCTTCATCAGTAAGTTCTAAAAAAGTAGATGGTAAAACTTGGGCAGAGATGACCACAGAAGAACGCAAAGCGAACTTCAACAAGTTTACTATCAAAAAATAGAACACGCACCACTGCGATAAAACTCAATGTGGTACAACATAAAATTATATGGCTGTAACTACAGACGCATATACAAACGCAGACGCAGTTGCCTTTATAGGCGAAGTCTGGACACCGATTGTTAACGAAGCATTCTTTGACGCAACTGTCTTTGCAAACTTCGTAACCGACCTTTCTGCATACGCACAAGAAGGGGGCGACATCTTTAACCTTGCAACAGCATAATGGGAGATGTATAAACCTAACCATTTGCTGGAACACCCTTAGAGCCAACTGTACTCGCTTGTAAGAGCAGTAAAAATTAGTTGGATTGGGCAATCAGCAGGTCAATTTCTTTACAAAACTGTAAAAGTCTGGTATAGTCTCACTATATGCCAAACTTAACAAAAACAGAGCGTGCTTATCTTGCAGGATTGTGGGACGGAGAGGGTTCAATTACTCTCTGGAAACACATAAGAAAAGAATCAGGCAAGCCAAGACTCATAGCAAGCCTAGTATTTACAAATACAAATCTAGAAATGATAGATTTTGTACAGAGTAAACTAGAGGATTCAGGAGCGACATTCCATAGACATAAGTCGTCGTTTAAAGGTAGAAGCAAGGATTGTTATCAACTTACATCCAGAAATAGAGAATCGGTTGAAAGAACAATCAAAATTCTTATGCCTTACCTGATTGCTAAGAAAGAACAAGCACAAATTGTACTCGCTTTTGTTCGTTCTAGAAAAGAACAAATGAAAAAAACAAAAGGGAGACCAAGCAACACTACGAAGTACACTTCAAAGGAATTTGAAATGGAACAAAACATTCGTGGATTAATAAACTTGGTAAGAAAGAATCCTCAGAGACTTAACGTTAGGCTCTCAAAAGAGAGATGATATAGTCCGAACTTATAAGAAACTATAAGAGTTCGTTCTTAAGCAGGAACGAGATTAACACAAAGTCATGTCCCAGATGCTTACACAAACACCTTCACTGTTTCGACACAGTCAACACAAGGTGCAGAAGTCACCACAGAATCAGTTGCTTCAGTAGACACAACACTAACTGTTTCAACTCACAAATATGTTTCATTCTTGTTTGGTGATTTGACACTAAACCAGATAATGTCACAGTACGACACAAATAACATCTATTCTAAACAGGCAGCTAGTTTACTAGCACAGGCTTTAGAAAGTGCTATTGCTGGTTTGTGGAGTTCTATTACAACTAATGTAATTGGTGATACTGCAACTGTAGTAACGGATGCAGAAATTAGACAAGCTATTGAGAAATTGGATTCAACTAATTACCCACTTAGCGAGAGTGCCTTTTTCTTCCATCCATACCCTTACTGGATACAAATTCATGCTATTGCAAAATACTACAATGAATACCAGTCAGGAATGCCGATGACTAAAACTGGGAACTTCAGTTCAAGTACAGCTTCAGAAAACTTGAAGGGTACATTGTTCGGAATCCCACTTTATACATCAACAAATGTAGTTTCAGGACTACAAACTTACAGAAATCTGTTACTACACAAATCTGCTTTCGGATTTGCTATACAAAATAGAACAGCTGGTAAAGTTAGAGTACAAACTGAAAACTCAATTAGAAACTTAGGACAATTAACAGTAGTAGACATCATCTACGGAGTTGCAGTACTTCGTGAAGAAGGAGCTGTGCTAATAAATAGCTCCAGCAGTTTTATAGGGTCATAATTGGCTAACCTTAGCTAAGATTGAGCCCTTAGAACGAACCTTATTAAAGGTTGTATTACCCTCACTATTCAATGTGGCGAGGGTAATCACATTGAATATAACCTATGACAATCCAATACAAGACAGAACATGGTCAGGTAGAAACACCTAAAAAGACTTATTTTTGGGTAAGGGAGAGCGGAGAAGTGTTTGCCACAGAAGAACAAGAGGCATACCACATCCAGTATGTTTTAGTAGAAAAGATGGGCAGAAAGCTCCAACTTTATGGTGTTTCAGATGGTAAACTTTACAATCAGGCCGTAAAAGAAGCTATAAAGATAAAAGAAGAACAAGGCTTAGCAGAAGCACAGAAGTATTTAAGGGGAGCCTTTGAAAAAGAAAAAGCGGTTGCTAAAGGAAACCTTGAAAAACCACCAGACCTAAGTACAATGGAAAGTAATGGAGGCAGACTAATATAAAACTATGAAAAAGTTTACAAAAGAAGAAGTGACAAAGAAACTTCAAGAACTACAAGCCCAAGTACCATCCTGCTATACCAAACATCTATTAAGCGAAGAACTAATAGCTCCAGAGTTTCAAGACATATACAACAGAGCTAGTGCAGACAAAGAAAAGATGGATTCACTAGACGAAAAGACCAAAAGAAAGTGGAAAGTGCTAGGTGAAGTGCTACAACAAAAGAAAACAGTAGAAAATGAGAAAGCAATTAAGAGATTTAACAGATACTTGGACAAACTTATTAAAAAAGCTATTAAAAATGGCGAATTGCCAGCTAAAGATACAATGACTTATGAAAAACCTAAAGAAAAATAGAGAACAATTATTAGATGAATTAGTAGCAGACTGCCACAACAACATTTTAGCCAAAGAAATTGCAGTTGAGTGGTTTACAAAGCTAGATGAAGAAAAAAAAGACGAGAAAGATGATGAAGCATTCAAAAAACTAATTGTTTTAGAGCAAGAAATAAAGAACTACAAGAAACAAATGGCATTCTTTAGCGGATTGAAAAAGGAAACTAAGTAATATGCGTGTAATTGGAATGGGAGTTTGTGGTCCAAATGAAGCTACAAGGTATCTGGAAGCGACGCTAAAGGAGTTTAAAAGACTTTGTGAAATAACTATCATCTGTTGTAATAACACCACGCCAGAAGACAATAAAATGATAGACAAATATGGTTTTATTCGTTATGACGACAACAGAGAATGGGGGAAATTACAGCCTAATATAAAAACAGACCTTTTAAAGAAAGTTGGTGAGTTAAAACCTGACTGGATAATAGCCTTAGACACAGATGAAGTATTTGTACCTGAATTTACTAGAGAAAAACTAGAAGAACTAACAGAAGTAAATGAGATAGCTTGGTACTTTATGATAGTAAACCTATATAACGACACCGAACACTTTGCACACGATCAAGGAATCCAGAGATTCTGGAATATAAGAATGTTTAAATATCTGCCAGAGTATGGATTACAATTTCAAAGAAAGAATTTACATTGTGGTTTGGCTCCACCGATTATGTATTCTTACGGATGGCACGCTCCGTTCTATGTGGAACATTATGGCTTAATGACAAAAGCAGATAGACTAAAGAAAGCGGAAAGATACAAGAAGTACGACCCAAACGCTAGATTCAAAAGTAGTGTGTACTATGATGACTTAATAAAAGACCTTAGAGAAATACCTTTTAATAGGGAGAAACTATTACGACAACTAAAAGAAAGTGTGGACTGTAAACCACGTAAAAGACCTAATATAAACATTATGGAGCAAGAACAAAAGAAATTCGTATACCTTAGAAGAATAAAAGATGGTGCATTAGTGGATATTCCACTAAGTGCTGTTGAAGAAACAATGGCTAGGGGTGGATTTGAAAAAATTGGAGTTGTAGAAAGAGCAGAAGAAAAAAGATTTGTTCACGAACCACCAGTAGTTGATAACGAACTGGAGTGTGGGATTTGTGGTTTTAAAGCTAAAAACAAAGCTGGTTTGACAGCACACAAGCGTAAACACATATAAAATGCCTAAAAAAATAGCTTTCTTTGGTATTTTTGAAAGACCTTTTGATACAGAAGTGTATATTGCAAATTCACTAAAGTTGTTAGGACATACTGTTGAAACCTTTGATATGGTGAATGTTTCAATTCCAGAAATAGAAAGAATACTAAAGGAAGATTTTGACTTTTACTTGTTTAGCAAAGGATGGTTCAAACGAAATGACATCGCTGTTCAAAAAGTAAAAGAGTCTGGCAAACTTACTGTTGGTTGGTTCTTTGATTTAACAATAAATACTACCAGACAAGAAAGAATGCTGGGTCATCTAGCTTATTTATCAGACATTGTATTTACAACAGACGGGGGGAAAGAAAAAGAATTTAAAAAACTAAACATTAACCACAAACTATTGAGACAGGGTATTTACGAGCCAGAAGCCTATATGTCAGAGTTTACAGGCTACAAAGAAGAAGTAGTTTTTCTAGGTACTTCTTGCCATGATGTTTATTTTAGTTGGAATTTCAGGGCTAAACTATTAAAGTGGCTAAAAGAAACATACAAAGAAAAGTTTAATTGGTATGGAGCAAAAGACGGAATTAGAAATGATGATTTAAACAGACTGTGTGCTAATACAAAGGTTTTTGTTGGTGATTCTGTTTATTCACCACATTATTGGAGCAACAGACTATACGAGATAATTGGCAGAGGCGGATTTCTTATATTTCCAAATATACCAGGAATTGAAAAGGAGTTTACACCATACGAACACTTTGTGCCTTACAATCAAGGTGACTTAGCAGGACTAAAAGAAAAGATTGACCATTATTTAGAGAATACAGAAGAAAGAGAAAAGATTAGAAAAGCAGGATTTGAACATTGTAAAAAGCACCATACTTACAAAATAAGGTGTGCAGAACTTATAAAAGTAGTAGAAGAATATGCAAGTAGAAACAAAAAGTCTTGATTGGTATTTACAAAAGATTAAAAACAAAGAACCTTTTAGTTTGGGTCATTATGGAGACGGAGAGATACAGTGCATTTTAAACCACTTTGGTGATAATTTTACTGGGAACTGTGAAGGGACAAACTATACAAAAGAACTCACAAAAGCCATGGTGGATTCAATGTATTTCAAACCAGACAACTTCTACTTTGCAATTTCAGGTATGCTCCAGACATACACGCCCATGAAACATTATGCAAAAGGAATAGATAAACACTTCCCAAACAAACAATTCTATGAAAAGGGAATATGGAATGAGGCAATGCATAAAGGAGAACTTTACCCACTGATAAAAGAGTTAAGAAACCAAGATGTTTATATAGTAGGCAATAAAATGCTTAGAAACCTTACATTTTTAAACTATAAAGGATTTTACGAAGTTAGCTACCCAAATTGTTTTGGAGAATTAGAAGAAATAACCAAACAGATTTTAAAAGATAATAAAGAAGGAGTTTATATCTTTGCTTGTGGCATCCCAGCTACGCTATTTGTACAAAAACTACATGGTAAGATACCAAACAGTTGGTTTATAGATATGGGCTCGATATGGGATGGTTTCATTGGTATTGGTGGGCAAAGACCGACAAGACGAGAGTTCTATTTACACCCAGAAACTTGGAAAGATTGGGTAAAAGATAATTTAAAAGATATAGAGTGGGAAACCAAAGAACTACCAAAAGTCTTGTGGCACGGTATGGGGAGTTTTGAAATTAACCCAAATTTGTAATATGACAGAAGCAACAGCAAAAGACAGACAAACAAAAAAGTATTGGGATAATAGAGTTTTAACACACAAAGACCAAAAGAGAATGATTTGGTATGGACAGGAATATAAGTTTGACACACTGACAAGAGTTGCAGAAATAATTATGTCTATGTTTCAGAACTGCAAGGTTTTGGATGTGGGATGTGGTTATGGAAGAATGGCACACATTTTTAAACCAGAGAATTATCTAGGAATAGATATTAGTAAAGAAATTATAAAACTAGCAAAAGAAAAAGAACCAAATTATAAGTTTGAAGTACAAGACATAAATGACTACGAATTAAAAGAAGAATATGAGGTGATTTTTGAGGTAATGTGTTTTGGTATGAGTAGCAAGTATAAAGACATAGCAAAGGTAGCTCATATTATAATACAACCAGGCAAAACAGAAATTAACTTTACAAAAGAATTAAGTTAGTATGAAAAGAACTATCGGCACAATTTGTTATGCCACAGAAAGTGGGCTTGGTATTCAAGCAAAGTCATTTATAGACAATGGGGTAATTGACTTGATTTATGTTTACCCACACAGCACTTATGCAGAAAGAAAAGATTGGCATATTGGCAAAAGAGTAAACAGTATAGATGAATTACTAGAGAAATGTGATACTTTGTTCTTCTTTGAAACGCCTTTTGATTGGAAGGTAATACCAAGAGCTAGAGAAAAAGGAATTAAAACAGTTTTATTTCCGATGTATGAATGTTCCCAGTATCCGTTCCCATATTATCCAGATGTTTTGGTTGGTTGTAGTGAAATAGAAACCACGCATTATAAGGAGCTTGGCTGTGCAATTCCTTGTAAACATATAAACGCACCAGTCACTGCCAAATGGAGGCTTAGAAGCGAAGCTAATGTGTTTATACATAATGCTGGTCATGGTGGTTTAGATGGAAGAAATGGTACAAAAGAATTACTACAAGCAATGAATTATGTTAAAAGCCCAATTAAACTAATTATCAGAACACAAGATTCAAATCTAAAGTCAGATGATAGTAGAGTAGAGATATTTAAAGGAACATTTCCTTATGAAGAATTATGGGAAACAGGAGATATTTTGATATTCCCTGAAAAGTTTGGAGGCTCTTTTCTACCTATGCAAGAGGCTTATGCAAGCGGAATACCTGTAATGGCAAGCGATAGATTCCCTACAAATAGTTGGCTACCAAAGGAGCTACTTATACCAGTTGCAGGTTATAAAAAAGAAAGAATAGGCGCAGAATTTGATTGTGCTATTTTAGACCCAGTAAAGATTGCGGAAAAAATAGATGAGTGGTACAACAAAGATATTACAAAATACTCACTTATGGGCAAGGAGTGGGGAGAACAGAATAATTGGGAAAGCCTTAAACACAAATTTTATGAATTATGATTACCACACGACCAAAAGTGAAAAGAGAACGGGTATTTTTGATAAAGATTTTATTTGGAAAAAGATAAAAACAAATGATGTTCTAAACTTCGGTGAAAGCCCAGAAAGAGGTAAAACTATTGCTTGGAATGAGGTAGAGGATAAACTTTATGAATTATCTTACCAGCCAATTTTAGATACAGTAAAACAAGTCGCAGAAGAGGGAATTAAGGATTACAGAGATACAGAATACTACAAAAGGTGGAGGGGTGAAAAAGGTGAAGAATACTGTAAAGAAAGAATAGAAAGATTAGAAAACCTATACAACTCAATAAAAGAAAAAGGATTTATAAAAGAAATAGAAGGAGAAAGACCTGTTTGTGTAGAAAAGACAGGTGAAAAACTAGATGGAATGACAAGAGCCGTTGTATGCCATTACTTGGGAATAGATGAGATAGAAGTAAAAGAATTTGCTTTTAATTGGCGTGATGTTAGTTGGGAGTGGTTAGAAAGAAAAAGTAAAGCCAGAGAAATGAGTTTTGGTCCAAACTACTATTTTATTGACTATGGAAAGTTTGTAAATATAGAACAGAAGCTATCTGGAATATACAATGAGAACGCAGTAGATAGATGGGGCATTTTAAAAGATTTGGTTGGAACAGGCAAGAAAGTACTTGATTTAGGCTGTAATGAGGGATTTATGTCAATTAAAAGTGCGGAACACGGCAATACTGTAAAAGGAATAGATTACAGATTTTTAGAGGGTGCTTGGTTTAACAAACTTGTCTTTGAAAAGAATTTAGAAAAAGATTTAGATGTAGTTTTTGAGCAACAAGATTTAGAAACTTACACAGTGGACAAAGAGTACGATGTCTGTTTACTTTTAAATGTTATTTACCACCTAAAAAACAAAGACGCACTGTTAAAGTCAATAGGGAAGAAATGCAAGAAAGTAATTATGCAAGGGAATCTTAGAAAAATAAAAGAACACGATAGGTATTATGGAATAACAGCAGATGACATGTGCGAAATGATAATTAAAATGGGTAAAACGCCACAGGTAATTGAGTGGAGGGACAAACCAATAGTAATTGGATTATGAAAAGACTTAGAGAAAACAATATAAACACCACAGATTATCTTAATAAAATGAAACTTAAGATAGATTTTAGAAATACACTTAGACAGGATGAGTACTTAAAATATGTGCAGGAAGGTGACAGTGTGCTAGAGCTTGGTTGTGGCTTATCGCCATTTTTAGATATGGCATACAATAAGTTAGCCAAAAACTGTACTGGAATTGACCATAACCAAAGACTTGTTCTGTTTAGAGAAAAAGAAAACCCAAACATAAGATTTAGAGTAGGAGATGTTTTAAATACACAACTTGAAACAGAATCATTTGATACTGTTCTAGCTGGGGAAGTGATAGAACACATAGACAAGCCAGAAGAACTTATAAAAGAAATGGTTAGGTTAACAAAGAAAGGTGGAACTATGATACTTTCAACCCCGATACTTGAATTTGACGATCCAGAACACATCTGGCAATTTAGTGAGAAAAGTATAATGAAACTTCTAAAACCATACGGAAAAACAGTTGCATATACGATAAACTCTGATAAGTTTAAAGGCAGAAGCTACATATTTTCTATAACTATTAAATTATGAAAACAGCATTAGTTTTCGGCTGTACTGGACAAGATGGCTCATATCTTTGTGAGTTTCTTTTAAAGAAAGGCTATGAGGTGCATGGAATGATACGACCAAGTTCAAGTTCTACAAGGGAAAGAATAGACCATATTTTTGATACAGAAGAAAAGAGGAGCAAGTATTTACATTATGGAGACAGCACAGACATATTTTCTATACTTAGGATACTTAAAAAGGTTAAACCAGATGAGGTGTATAATTTATCTGCTCAAAGTCATGTCTCAATCTCTTGGCAAGTTCCATACCTTACAGCACAGACAACAGGCATTGGAGTTTTAAACTTATTAGAAAGCATTAGATTTTTAGAATTAAAGTGCAAAATATACCAAGCCTCTACTTCTGAATTATTTAGTGGAAGAAAAGGTGAAGCACCACAAGACGAAAATACACCAAAAGACCCAGTCAGCCCATACGGAACAGCAAAACTCTACGCTTTTCAAATATGCAAGAACTACCGAGAAGCATTTGGTATGTTTGTAGTTAACGGCATACTTTTCAACCACGAAAGTTATCGTAGAGGTGCTAACTTCGTAACTAAAAAGATTTTAACCCAAGCAAAGACAGGAACTTTGCACTTAGGAAATACAAAAAGTCAAAGGGATTGGGGATTCGCCCCTGATTATGTAGAGGGCATGTGGCTTATGCTACAACAAGATAAACCAGACGACTATATTCTAGCTACTGGTGAAACTCACAGCATAGACGAGTTTATAGAGTGGACAGAAGAAGAACTTGGAACTAAACTAAAGGTGATTAGAGAAAAAGAGTTTAAAAGACCACAAGATGTAGATATTTTATGTGGGAACCCCAGCAAAGCAAAAGAAAAACTTGGCTGGATGGCTAAAACTAAAGGGTGTGAATTAGTTAAAAAAATGTTAATATCTGATATTTTTGATAAATAATAATATGCCAAGATACAAAAAGTTAGAAGAACAGTTTGCAGAGTTTACAAATAGAAAGTATGCAGTTGCCTTAAACAGTGGGACTTCTGCACTACACTTGGCTTTGCTGTCATTGGACATAAAAAAGGGATGTGAGGTTATAGTGCCAGATTTTACATTTGTGGCTTGTGCTTTTGCAGTTTCATACACTGGAGCAAAGCCTGTCTTTGTGGATTGTAAAGATTTCGTAATAGATGTGGATAAAATAGAAGCAAAAATAACAGAAAAGACCAAAGCAATTATGGCAGTACATATTTATGGCAAAGAATGTAATATGAGAGCCATATTAAGAATTGCCAAAAAGTATAATTTAAAAGTAATAGAGGATTGTTCAGAACACCATGCTGTTAAACTTAGTAATTCAGATGTAGCTATCTATTCTTTACAAGAAAGTAAACAAATACATTGTGAAGAAGGCGGAATGCTGGTGACGAATAAAAAGTCTATTTATGATGAAGTAAATATGCTTAAAACCTTTTACCACGAAGTAAATTATTACCACCAGAAACTATCTTTTAATTACAGAATGCCAGAAAGCCAAGCAAAATTAGCCTTGAAATCTCTAAAGAAGTTCAAAGGAAAACCTTGGATAAAAGAAATAAAAGAAAATAGTATTATTCTACAATCAGGAGTTGAAAAACCATTTTTTAAACTAATGTCATCTTTACCAATGTATAAAAAATAATATGAAACACTTAACAGTTGGTTTTGGGGAAGTAGGAAATGCAATAAATGCTATTGTCGGTGGATTTATACAGGACGCACAAATGGGTCAAGAATATAGCGGAGAATGTGATATTATGCACATCTGTTTTCCATATTCGGATACTTTTGTAGAATCACTAAGAATGTACAAAGATAAATATAAGCCTGATTTAATAATTGTTCACTCTACTGTTCCAGTAGGAACTTGTGATGCTCTTGGTGTAATTCATAGTCCAATAAATGGTAAACACCCAGACTTACTACAAGGTATAATGACTTTTACAAAATACTTTGGTGGTAAAAATGCTAAGAAAGGGGCAGAGATATTTGAAGAATGTGGAATTAAAACAAAAGTGGTAGCGAAAGCTAGAGATACGGAGGCAATGAAACTAATTTCAACGACATATTATGGGCTAAACATTATGATTGAAAAGGAAATCCACGCTTGGTGTAAAAGAAATAAACTAGATTTTAATGTGGTTTATACAGAAAGCAATGAGGATTACAATCGCTCTTATACTGAAATGGAATCTCCAGAGTTTGTAAGACCAAACCTAAAACATACAGAAGGAGCAATCGGTGGTCACTGCATAATTCCGAATCTATACCTATTAAAAGACTTTGAGTTAGGAGAACTACTAAAGAAAAAAGACGAAACTTTTAGGTAAATAAAAAAAGTGTTATACTAGATGTAGTAAATTACAAAAACATCTAAATATGTCACTAACCTTCTCTGATACAAGCACTAAATTAGGTATGATTCAAGCCTGTGAAAGATATACAGGACTTGGAGATACTGCAATTAGTGGTAGTGCAACACTTCTTAAAGAATTTACAGCACATATTAACCAACAAAACCGAAAGGTGTGGTTTATGCTATTCCAAGCATTCGGAGGTTGGCAATATGACGATAGTAATCAAACAGACCTCCCATACGCAACAACAACCCTTGTAGCCTCACAAACAGGTTTTGCTATTCCTGCAAATGCTGTGACTATTAAAGGAGTTGAAATACTAAACGAGGGTGGAGTTTGGGAAAAATTAAGCCCAATAGCTTTGGAACAAATACAAGAATACTCACCTATTGGCGAGTTTTTTAATGTCGCAGGAACGCCAAGATACTACCAGTTGATAGGCAGAACTTTAAAGATTTACCCAAAAAGTGATACTACAACTACAAGTGGTTTAAAAGTATTCTTTGATAGAGGTTCTGTTGATTTTGCAAGTACAGATACAACTAAAACACCAGGTTTTATTGGGGAATTTCACGATATTTTACCAATCGGTGCTAGTTTAGAGTGGTTAAAGATAAATAAGCCTGGAGACGGCACAACTGCCAATCTACGAGCAGACTTTAACGAAAGCCAAAATAACATTAAAAAGTTTTATCAAGCTAGGTTTCAAGAGGAATTTCCACCTAAACTTAGAGTAAATGACGCTTTATTAAGTAGCTTTTAAAATATGACGACAACTTGGACAAATGATAAAGAAGCAAATGTAATGATTTCAACATATAACGAGGCAATTATTTCGTATAGTTCCTCTATTGATATTTATAACGCTGGTTCAGTAGCGGTTTGGACTAACGATACAGAACCATCTTAATTAAACAAATATGAGTGTTAACTTTCCAACAAGTTTAGATGCTTTGACTAACCCCTTGTCAACAGATTATCTAAACAGCCCAGACCACGCCACCCAACACGCCAACGCAAATGATGCAGTAGAAGCATTAGAAGCAAAGGTTGGTGTGGATAGCAGCGCAGTAACAACTTCACTAGATTATATAGTTTCAAATGCAAGTTCTTCTGACCCAGGACATAAACACACCACTGCTGGTCTAACACTTACGGCAGATGAACTTTTTGTTACTGCAGCAGAAAAAACAGTTATAGGAAATACAAGTGGTTCAAACACAGGAGATAACACAGTTTGTACATCTGGAACTGCGACAAGTGCTGGGGTAGCAACAAATATAGCAGGGGGTGCAGGAGGACAAATTCCTTACCAATCTGCAGAAAATACAACTGCTTTATTAGCAAATGGAACAGCAGGACAAGTTCTAACTTCAAATGGTACATCATTAGCTCCTTTTTGGACAACAGTAGGAGTTGGAGATATGGTTCTTGCAGATGTTCAATCAGTTACAGGACTTAAAACTTTTGATACAACTAAACTTGCAGTAAAAGGTTCAAGTACAGGTTCAACAGCAATAGCTTCAGCAAATGCTAGTGCTACAGACTATACACAAACTTTACAAGCCAGAACAGGTACAATAGCAAATCTTGATAATGTAACTTACATTGGTACAACTTCTGTAGCACTTAATAGGGGTTCAGGAGCTTTGACACTTGCTGGAATTACACTAACTACACCAAATATAGGAACTCCAAGTGCAGGTACTTTAACAAGTTGTACAGGATTACCTCTAACAGGTCTAGTTGATGATACAACAACAGCACTTGGTGTTGGAACACTTGAATTAGGACACGCTTCTGATACTACTCTTAGCAGAAGTGGAGCAGGAGTTCTAGCAGTAGAAGGAGTTGTAGTTCCTACTATTTCAAGCACAAATACATTTACAAATAAAAGAATTACACCAAGAACAGGTACAGCAACTTCTAGTGCAACACCTACAATAAATACAGATAATGTGGACTTTTATTCACTTACAGCACAAGCAGTTAACATTACATCTTTTACAACTAACTTATCAGGAACTCCAACAGAAAGACAGACATTATGGATTGCAATAACAGGAACAGCAGCTAGGGCGATAACTTGGGGAGCTAGTTTTGAAGCAAGTACAGTAGCTTTACCTACAACTACTGTAACAACTGCTAGATTAGATGTAGGGTTTGTTTGGAATACAGTAACCTCTAAATGGAGATGTATAGCTTCAGCTTAATAATAAAATAATATGGCGTTTGATTGGCAAAACAATTTACATCTTGAAAAGAAAGAAATCCGTACCCACGATACAAAACACTTTTCACACCCAACAGAAGAAGGGAAAATGATTTGTATTCAATCTTTTGGTTTATTACACGCCTATACAGATAATGGTTTTGAAGACATTGAAAAGGAATTACCAAATTTTGAATTTAAAGAAGGTACACAAATAGAAGACACCACTTCAGCAGAACAACACTTTATAATGGATTTGCCTAGTTGGGGAAGGGCAGAAGTAGAAGAAAATGGAGATGTCATAAGAGTTTACGACAAAAAAGGAAAAAGTATTTTTAGGTATCAAGACCTTACAGCTTTGCCTCGTGGAGAAAAGCCGTACTTTGTTGTAGACAAACAGGGAAAGAAAACACCAGCTATCAAGAATGACGAACACGATTCTATAAAAGAAGAAAAGACAGAGAAAAACCCTAATGCAAAAGGTGGTAAGTTTCAGGTTATAGATAATAAAATGTATGTAAAGTTTACTGGAATAGATTATCCAGTAGATGTTTATGACGACACAGATACTGCTTCTACGAATAGTGGAGATACTTATATTAACCACGCTGCTGCCGACCAAGATACTGTTTATGGGGCATCCCAGTATTTTTTATTGTATTCAGGTTCTGGCGGTAATAATAATTATCAAAGGGTTTTGATAGATTTTGCTTTGTCATCTGGTACTGGGACAATATCAAAAGTTGAATTATTTTTATATAAATATGGAGTGACAGGTGGAACTGATCCCGCTCTTGTATCAAATTTACACCAGTTGACACAAACAGCTTGGGTTGAAAGTGAAGCCACTTGGAACAGTTATTCAACTGGTAATAGTTGGACTACTGCTGGTGGAGATTACAGTGCTACTGTGGTTGATAGTTTTACATTTAGTGGTGGTAGCACTACTGAATGGGCAAATTATGTTTTAATGGGAACTGGTGCAACAAACCCATTAACACTAAATTGGGGAGACAGTGTTCATTCGTTGATAAAGTGTAATACTGAAAATGCCACTGAATACTATGGTGCTTATATAAGGTCTAAGGAATATACAACAGCAGGTCAAAGACCTTATCTTGTAATTACTTATACGCCATCAGTAGCAAATACCTCAAACTTTTTTCTAATGTTCTAATATGTTTGAGCCAATACCAATAGAAATAGCGAACAAACAGGAAACAATACAAAATAAAGATGGTTTTTGTGTTAGTACCACCCTGCCTGGTATTACACCAAGGACAGCAGGAAATTATGGTGTATTTTTTATAGCTCCGTTCCCTTGCGAGGTTCTTTCAGTTTCAGAGGTACATCAAAACAATGGGACAATAACTAATTCAACATTACAAGTAGAAAAACTTACTTCCAACCAAGCACTTCGTGATGGTGCATTTGTTTGCAAAACTGGTTTTTTAATGACAACATCTGCAAACATACCTAGAACTAGAACAGGCTATGCAGAATTACAAAATACTACACTTGTTAAAGGAGACAGACTGGCACTTTACGAGCCACTGTACGCATTAGACGCTATTACAGGAATTTGTGTTACAGTTCATTTAAAGCCTAGTGGAAAAGGCGATTATAGATAATAATATGGCTCAAAAACAGAATTCAAAGACAGGTGGAATGATACGCTGGGACGCGAGTGATTTTATCACTGGTTTAGTTCCATACTTTTTGAATACACAACACAACATCTTCCCTTCTGGAATGGGGAATACAACAGCTGTTGACCCTTATAGAGTGATAGGAACTTTACAACCTGGTAAAACACCAACAGCAATGACTAATTCTAGTATCATTGACGCACTTCAAATTGGAATAGATGTTGACCAGACAGTAGCGTATAGTGTTGGCGGAACTAAGATACACAAACTTACTCTTTCAACTGATACTTTAACCACACCAACAACATTTCCATATACAGTGTCAGCCCACGGAGGGCATACTGGTTTGGTAATGCAAGATTGTCTAATTTACTATGTAGGTACTACAAAATATCTATTTTATTCTTGGTCTGATAGCGGTGGTGGGGACATCGGGCGATATGATTTAGCCACAACTTTTGATGATGATTACATGTCCACAGTAGCCACTGGGGGTGGTGAATTTTACACAACATATCCACACCCAATGGTAATTGGGGCAGACAATGTTTTGTACATCGCAGACGGAAAAGATTTAGCAGGATATGATGGTTCAGATGATACTTTTAACCACTCTGTTCTGGACTTACCTTCTGATTACATAATTACTTCTTTTGCAAAAACAGAAAACTTCCTCGTAGTTTATGCTTATAGGAATATGGCAGGAAATGCACAGAATAGGGGGCAGGCTACAGCTTTCTTCTGGGATTATGCCTCTGATTCCTTTACATACGCTTACGATTTACCAGGTAATTATGTAAATGGGGGTTTTGAGTATAAGGGTACTGTTGGATGTTTTGTATATGGCAGATACCACCCAACTTATACTGATTCTGCACCAACACAGCTTATGTTATTCACAGGGGGTAAATTTGAATCGCTTTTAACATTTCCAGACACAATGCCAGGGCATAATGGTGTGGAAACAATGGGGAATATGCTTTATTGGAACTCTGGCGGAATAATTTACTCTTATGGTGAGTTATTTAGGGGGTTTACAACGGCAATTAACAAGATTACGCAGGCGACAGGAACAACTAATTATGGATTTTTAAAAGATTTGGGAAGCAACAAACTATATTGCTCCACAGGAACTACTACCAGTGGGGGTTATGAAACATTTTCAGGTGGTTATAATTCCAGTGCTTGGTGGATTTCATCTATTGAAGGCCTTGCAATTGGAATGAATAAAAGAATACAACCGACAATGGTAAAGATTAACTGGGGGGCTGTGACAGGAACAAACTGCAATACATTTTCATTTAAGGTGTACTATAATAATAGAGTGAGCAACTTCCAGATATTAAGTAATTTAGCTAGCATCACAGCAACAGGTCTAACAACAACTTATTATTACGATACAAGTGGCAAGAAGTTCCCTATTATAGATAGTAATATCCAAATAGAAGGAGCCTATGGTGCTGGAAGCGACAAAACAGCCGTGCCTCCTTACCCAGTATCAGTAGAAGTTTACTACGATTATATAACATAAAAATATGACACCAGCAGAGCAAAGGGCGTTAGATGCACAAATAGAGCAAGCATACCAAGCGAAAGCCTTGGCATTTGCTCAACAGCCTGTTTCAGCAACAGGTAATTTGCAAGCACAAGAAATTGCTAGACAACCAGTAGTCCCCACTGCCCAACAACCACAACTTCAACAGGCAATGCAAGACAGAGGGACAGTCACAGGTGCTTTGCAACCTACTGTTTATCAACCAGTACCACAGCAACAAACACAACTGCCACCACAAGAAGTAGCACTGCCACAGGTAGTTAAACAACCACAGATAGTAGAACAGCAAGTGCCACAGTATGATTACGCTAAGATGATTGCAGAACAAGCCCAGAAGTCAATTACAGAGCTTACACAGAATTATAAAGATGCAATGTCACAGTACCAGACAGAAGCAAATAAATTAAAAGAACAATACCAAAAGTCTTCTGATACTTTGGGTGCAGGATATGGAAACGAAGTAATAAGCCAAGAATCACAATTAAATGTTCCAGAGGATATTCAAAGACTAAAAGAATTAAACTTGCAGATTGCAGATAGACAGTCAGCTTATGATAACGCTTTACTTTCAACAGAAGGAAAAGCAATTTCAACTAACCTTATAAAAGGACAGCAAGGATTAGTGCAAAGACAAATGGCTTACGAGATGACAGCTTTATCTGCTGTATCGCAGGCATTACAAGATAACACCGCGTTATCACAAGACACAGCAGAAAGGGCAGCAGGTTTTATGTTCTTTGAAGAAAAACAAAGGCTAGAAACAATAGACAAAATGCTTACTTTAAACCAAGATGACTTTACTAGAGCAGAAAAAGTACAGGCTAATGTCTTAACAGAAAGTATCAAAGAAAAAATAAGACAAATAGATGTCAAAGAAGCAGAAAGAGCTAGTATTATAAATATCGCTAGTACAGCTGCAATGAATAGGGCTGATAATATGACTGTGAACAAGATACTAAAAGCA